TGGTGCCATCTATTGGATGTCTAATGAAGGTGGGTTTTTTATGTATGATGGTACAGTAAAAGCTCTTCCTTGTTTAGTAGAGGACTTTGTTTTTACCACGCAAAACGGGGACTTAGGATTAAACTTTAACTCTGCAGATGTAATTTTTTCTTCTCCAAATAGTTTATTTACAGAAGTCAATTGGTTTTATCCTAAAGATGGATCTGATCAAATAGATAGATGTGTAACTTATAATTTTCAAGAAAACTGTTGGACAACATCATCATTAGATAGAACTAGCTATCAAGACCAAGGAGTATTTAATAAACCTTATGCAACAGATTATGAAAGCACAGGGACTCCTGTATTTCCTGATATTTTAGGAATTACAAATAAATATGGTGCTAGTATTTATTACGCTCATGAGGTAGGAAACGATCAAGTCAATAGTTCAGGAACGACTTCAATAGATGCTTTTATTAGATCTGGAGATTTCGATATTGACGATGGTGAATTTTTTATGTCTATGAAAAGATTTATGCCAGACTATAAATTTTTAGTGGGTAATTCTAAAGTAACAATATTCATATCTGATTTTCCTTCAGACACACAAGCAAGTTCTGCTTTAGGACCCTTTACAATAACAAGCACCACTGATAAAGTAGATACAAGAGCGAGAGCTAGACTATTATCTATTAAGATAGAATGTGACGCCGTAGGAGAAACCTGGCGTTATGGTAGTTTTAGACTTGATGCACAACCAGATGGAAGGAGATAATATGCCATTAACAACAAAAGGTAAAAAGATAATGAAAGCTATGAAAAAACAATATGGCAAGAAAAAAGGAGAGGCTGTTTTTTATGCCTCTAAGAACAAGAAAAAAATAAAAGGTGTAGATAAGAAAAGAACGTAATGGCTAAATTAACTAATTACATACCCGAACCACAACAAGAATATGATGTAGAAAATCAAAGACAAATAATTGAGTCTATGACTACTATGAAACAACAACTTAATTTTTCTTTTCAAGAAGATTTAAAAAATCAACAAGACGCTTTTAATTATTTTTTAACATAATGACTATACAATATAAAAATCAAGGTTTTAAACAGGCAGATGTAAATAAAGCTACAGTGCTCACTTGTCCTAGCGATGGAGCAATTATAGTTAAAAGTGTATATTGTGCAAACAATGATGCATCCTCAGCCATTTTAGTTCAAATGAATTTAGTTGATTCGTCTGATTCAAACACTGAATATGAATTTTTTAGAGATGAGGTGGCGGCTAAATCACAAGTAAATGCTTCACCTCAAGGCTTGAATTTAGAAGCGGGAGATGCTATAACAGTACAAGCAGCAACGGGCAGCAATAAAATACAAGGTGCCATAAGTTACGCTTTAATAAACAGAGAGAATGAAAACGGATAACATACCAAAAATAGATTGTACGACTATAACAACGTATAGAAATACAAAAACTGGAGAAGTGTCTAAAGATAAAAAAGAAGGACCAGACATTGTTCAAGATGTTACAGTCCAAGTCACTAATAAAGGTTTAGAAGTATTTCAGAAAGTAATGAATCAACAGAATGATAATAAGAAATCCGACACCTAAAGGTGGGACTGAATTACAATTTGGTTTTTTAAAAAAATACGTAGACAAAAATTTGTTAGATCAAGTGCAAATATGTACTTCTGTTCCAGAAAAAATTCCACTAAGTCCTAATAAATTAAACATACTTTGGCAAAAAAATTCCTACGACCAACCTAATCTCCATGGATGGTTTAAGGATCGAGCAAACCATAAAAAATATGATTGGTATGTATTTAACTCTCATTGGAACCATGAAAAATTTAGGATGATGTTTAATCTTCCCGCAGAAAAATGTATCGTAATTAAAAATGGTGTAGAAAAAATAGAACAATCTAAGCCTTATAAAAAAGGAGATCCTATAAAAATTATTCATCAAAACACACCATGGCGTGGTTTGTCTGTATTGCTAGGCGCAATGCAGTTAATTAAAAATCCATTAATTACTCTTGATGTTTATTCTTCTTGTGAAGTGTATGGCAAAGATTTTATGGAGCGTAACGACCACAATTACAAAGGTCTTTATGAACAGGCAGAAAAACTTTCTAACGTAAATTACATTGGGTACAGACCCAATGAATATATTAGAGAACACATTAAAGATTATAATATGTATGTTTATCCTAGTATCTTTGAAGAGACTTCGTGCATATCTTTATTAGAGTCTATGTCTGCAGGCCTGTATTGTATCATAACTAATTATGGAGCTCTTTTTGAAACAGGTGCTGAGTTTCCAATGTACATACCTTATGACAATAATTATAAAAGATTAGCTGAAAAATTTGCATACGGCATAGAAGCCGCTGTTCAAACTTTGCATGAACCTACAATACAAAACCACTTAAAAACTCAATCTACTTATACTCAGCTATATTACTCTTGGAATAAACAAGCTTCCGCTTGGAGTAGATTTTTACAAGGAGCTCTAAATGTCAAATCCTAATGAACCCATATGGTTTAATACAGATAAAAAAGAAGAAGCAAATGCAGATACTTATCAAACTATAAAAACAAATAAAGTAGCCTCTGGAAAAAATACTACTGAAGTATATTTAGGAACATCACCTTACAAAATTATGGTCTGCACACCATGTCATAGCGACGTGAGTATGCATTATTGTCAGGCTGTTTTAAAGTTCCAACAAGAATGCATGAGAAAAAATATGATAGTAAGTTTTACTTTGTTAAAATCATCATTGGTTACACAAGGCAGAAATTTATGTGTTGCTGAAATGTTAAATCATGAAGATAAATATACTCACTTATTGTTTGTGGACTCAGACATAGATTTTAATGCAAGCACTATATTTAAAATGTTAGAGTTTGATAAAGACATAATTAGTGTTCCGTATCCAATGAAGACTATGAGTTGGGATAAGATATGGAGAAGATTAAAATCTAAAGAAGGTGCCGTTGATGATGCTAATGATTTAGCAAAAGCTGGGTTTACTTTTCCTGTTAAAGTAGAGGATCCTAATTCTATAACAGTAGAAAAAGGACTTATGGAGCTCACTCATGCCCCAACAGGGTGTATGTTAATTAAAAGAAGAGTTCTTGAAAAAATGATTGAAGAGTATCCACACTTAGAAATTTTTCAACCTACCAATATTAATGGAAAAGAAGAGAAGAAAGATAACATGTACAATTTATTTGACACTCTGCACGATCCTAAAACTAAACGTTACTTTGGAGAGGACTTTGGTTTTTGTCAAAGATGGGCAGATATTGGAGGCAAGGTTCATGCTTATATAGACGACTATATTACCCACATTGGAGAGTATTCTTATTGTGGTAGATTTCGAGATGATTTGTGGCAGGCGACAAGGCCTGTCAAACCTGTTGACGACACTACAAAAATCAAATAAAGTAAACTATTACAGGATTTCTGCGCCTGCTCAACAATATAAATGTACTTAAATTATGGCGATATCACGATCTTTAATGAACAGACAATTACAAGCAAGCGGTGGAATTATGGATGTTTCACCTAGAGAGAAGTTTGGTCTAGGTAGCAAATTAAAAAAATTTGCTAGAAAAATCATACCTAATGAAATTTCTGAAATTGCTGTTAGAGCAGCACCTTTTGTAGCTCCTTTCAACCCGGCTCTTGCAGCAGCTATGGGCGGTATAGGTACATTTGATCAAACAGGTAGAATAGGAGAGTCTCTTAAACGAGGAGCTCTAACATACGGATTAGGACAAGGAGCAAGATTTTTAGGTGGTGCAGGTTTTCAAGGCAACCCGTTTGCAGAAGGTGGGGCATTTACACGTGGTGGTTTTTTAGAAGGTTTTAGTTCACCTTTTACTCCAAGAGGAGGAATTGATATGGCTACGGGAGGCGCCGATGGTATTGGAGTAGTAGACACAAAAACGATAGGAGGAATTGATACAGCTACCGGGGGTGCTGATGGTATTGGAATAATAACAGATACTGTTGTAGACAAAACAACAGTCGCTAATGAACCGGGATTTTTAAAAAATTTATTTGACGGAATAAGCAATCAAGATTATCAAAAAATAGGTAAAACTATTACAGACGGTGCTAAAAAATTTGGTAAGGCTATGTTTACTAAACCAGATGGCCAAGGTGGTTTTATGATAGACAAAGCTGCCGTCATAGGAGCTGCAGCTTTTGCAACCTCATATGCAGAAGCAAGAGCTTTGGCTAATCAAGCAGGTGTTGATATTACAGAGGAAGAATACAACGAAGCTACAAAAGCTGACAAACAAGCCGAGTATGCAAGTTACTTAACTAACTTTTTTGGCGGTAAAAAAGAAGGCGGAAGAATAGGTTTTGAACAAGGCACCGCTCCTTCTGGAATATTTACTTTAGGAGACTATGTTAGATTTTTAGAAACGGCAGCTGATTTTGATAAAACTTACGACAAAGGCGAGGATGTAGTAGCTGAAGCAGGAGAGTTTGTAAAAAAAATTGGAGATAAAGAGTATGATAATATGTCTTTTTTAGAGAAATACGAAGAAAAAAAAATAGAAGATAAATTAAAAAATTTAGAAGAGTTGTTTATGAAAAATATGGACAAATATGATAGCGAGTACGATATAGAAGGAAGAGATATACCAGACCCAGATGCCATGGGAGCATACGCTCGTGAATTAATTAAAGATATAAATAAAAGAGATGAAAAAATTGAGGCCATGGCTGAAATGGCAGGTTTAAAAGACGGCGGTAGAATAGAATTAAGAAGAGGAACAAATAGGTATCATGACGATTGATGTTGAAGCAGGTGATGACGATGAAGACATGGACATGGACCTTCTAAATCAAATGTTAATGGCCTACTCTGATGCAGTGTTTAGTAGAGATGAAAAAACACGTTTGTTTAGAGCTCTAGGAAATCCTAAAATAAAACAGTCAAGTAGCGCATTTAGAAATTTACATAAAATTCTTAGGAACCCAGGCATGTTTCCACAAGATGAACTGATCTTAAAAGGATTTTTAAAAATGGGAAAAGCTAAAGGTGGCAGAATTAAATACTCTAGTGGTGCTAACAGAGTATCAGAACTATTAATTTTAAGAGATGGTATATTAGCAAAAGATCCTGACGCAGATGTGTCCGACATTGAAGCAGAGATATTTCAATTGACAGGTAAAGAATTTAAATCTGTAGGAGGTATTAGTAACGTGCCCACAGGCAAAATAAGAAAAAATAGTGCTGGAGTAAAAGAAAGAGATTACCGAGATGAGGGTGGTTTTGTGCCAGTAGGTATTAAAGAAAAAGCTGACGATGTACCAGCTATGTTAAGTAAAAATGAATTTGTAATGACAGCCGATGCGGTTCGTGGTATTGGTGGAGGTGATGTTGAAAAAGGGTCTAAAAAACTTTATAACCTCATGAAAAATGCAGAACAGGTAGGTAAAGCATAATGGCAGATTATACACAAATTAGTAGACAAGCTCCTTTTATAGAAGCGGCTCAAGAAAATTTTATTGATCTATTAACACAACAGGTTGGTAGAGCTCCCGGCTCACAAATTACAGACGCTCAAGGAAATGTTATAGGAACAGTTCCAACCCTAGCTCAACTAGGTCCACAAGTTGCAGGTCAAAATGTTTTAACACAGGCTGCTCAACAAGCGGCAGCAACACAAGCTGGACTTGGTCAATTAACTTTTGATGCTGAGGGAGGCATTACTGGAGCAGGAACGGGAACTGGAGTTGCAGGATTTCAACCTTTCTTAGACGAAGCAGCAAAACTTTCTGGTCCACAAGCTTTTCAACAGTTTATGTCGCCATATCAACAACAAGTTATTGACACAACTTTAGCAGAATTCGATAGACAAACTGCAAGAGGTGTTCCTCAATTAGCGGCTAACGCCATTCGAGCAGGAGCTTTTGGTGGGGGCAGAGAAGGTGTAGCTGCAGCAGAATACGCATCACAAGCAGCTAAAAACAGA